CAGTCCGCGCAGCTCGAGAATTAGCTCGTTCAACAGCTACGTTTGAGGGTACGGTTGCATAATTGCCTACGACTTTATAGCCGTATGAATGGGCTGTATCTATCTTGCCCTGTAAGGATTCTAGTGAGCTATTCCCTGTTCCGTCAAGCACCACATTTTGTCCGTTCGCGTACGCGCGAGCCTGGATTTCTTTTGCAACATAGCTTGATTCCTCGTGCGAAAACATAGCTGCATTAGGGTTATTGGAAGCGACCATAGACGCATATTCAGGAATTTGACCCTTTACGTCGTCAGCGTTGATTTGTACAGCTTCTCGACCTGTAGGTACATCTACCCTGCCACTACCAAGCATAGTGGACTTACCTGACGCTGGGCCACCACCGAGCAGGTGAAGTGTCGGATCGTCAGATTTAGGGACGCCTTCAAGAGCTTTGCTAATAATCTCTTCGTGCAACGCCTGGCGTTCAGCTGTAAAAGTTGTACCGCCTTTACCGTCAGAGACCAGGAATGGAGCAGCTGAACCACCCTTAAAGTTTTCGACTTCCTTGTAGGACAGCGAACGTCCAGTGCCAGCTGTACGCGTATCTCTAAAAGTGGAAGATCCTGAGCTGCCAGATCCAAAGCGTCCGCGCTCATCTCTTTCCTGGTCAGGGGAGTATTTGAGGAGGTCAGCGTCTAGAGATTTATTTACAGCCTGAAGTTTGCCATTTACGACTTTACTAGGAAGCATTTTTCCATTTACTAGCTTGTAATACTCATACTCCATTAGCTCCATTATTGCCCCCTAATAATTAAAGCTGAAGTATTAAATACGACATAATCTCCAGCTTTGCTTTCGTATGCTGAATTGTAAGCGCCTACGCCTTTTACTGCCATTTCTAAAGTATCTCCTCGAGATTGTCTATTGAAAGGAGCTGGCGTAGGTGATAAGTGATAATTTGAGTCATTACGATCTGGCGCATTTGTAATCAGTTCACTGGGAATTAGCATTGTGACTGTTTCCCCTTTTTCAGCTTGGTTTGCGTAAGATCCAGCTCTATCTACGTTAGTAGTGACATAAGTACCAGGCCCAGCATTACCGTCGCCTATCCAGGGATTACCAGAGGTAAGTCCCTCAGTCAGCCCTTCTGGGCCACCGCGATAAACCGTTACAAAGTTGCCAGATTTAGCTAATTTATCAAACTCTTCTAAGGGTAAAACTATTGAAGGTTTGTCAAAACCTTGAGCGTGGATTACTTCACCCATTTTTGCTCGATCGTTTTCATAAGTCCTATAAAACTCTGAACTTTCAAGATAGTGGTCATAACCTTCTAAAGTTTTTCCAGAGCCTGCACGATCTAAAGCTTCTTTGCCAGCTGATTCAGCTGTTGAGCTCTCTCCAGACCCAGACCCAAACCTGCCGTGCGAATCTCTTTCCTGGGTTTCAGAATACTTTTCAAGATCAGCTCGTACAGCCATCTCGCTGTCGTCACCTTCGTCTACAGGTTGATCTGAGTATTCAGGTGTGCCAGATAGGTCAGGCATTACTGGGATAACGTCACATTGGCAATTAGGGTGAACAGGAGGCTGTGTATCTCCGCTAGGGAACTGATCTCCCATATTGACGATTTCGCCGTCATTATCCAGGCAGTCAGCGTCGTCAGGATCGTTCACGGTCCATTCGATCTGCTCGACACCGTTAGCCTGGTAGCTATCGAGGTTAGCTGAGATCTTAGCTCGCTGGCCCTCTGTAATAGCGATAGTTAGAGCTCGTTCAGGAGCTGAGAGGCTGTCTCGAATGTCATTAGCAATAGTTACTGGCGTGTCGCCCCTAGCTATACCGTCAGCTAGAGCTCTGCCTAATAAATCGTGGCTGTAGTCAGCTATGCCTCGAGCTTGAATATCTATATTACCCAAAAGATCTTTTAGTCCACCTGGTTCATCTAATAGAGCTGCAGCTGCTTCATTACCTGGAGTCCAGGCGTCCCAGTTAATCGTAAAGCTGGGGTCAAAGATAGGCATACCTTGAGCGTTAGTCTTAGGCTTGCTATTGGCTGTAGCTACTGGACCTTTTTGAGCTTTTGCAGCTGTAGCCATATTTTCTAGAGCTTCTCTTTGGCCTAGAACATACATAACTGCGTAATGAGTCCGTAAAGCTTTTTTGTAAGCTTCTAAATCTAGCTTGACATTTTTCATAGCCCACGCGCGAGCGCGAGCGCGATCTTGAGCATTGTTAGCCGTAATGGGTGGCTGAGTGTCCATATATTGCGTATAGACACGTCTACCGTCAATACTGCCAGCTAAAGCTGCGCGGATCTTGACTGCACTTTTGGCTGCTATACGCGCACTAGCTAAGCGTGCGCCTACGCTCATAGCAGATAGGCCTTCACCAGGGATTTAGCTGTATCTAAGTCGCCATCAAAAGCACACTTATTCAGAGCTTCTCCTACGATCGGATCTAAATACTTAAACACAAAATCTCGACGGTCAGCGTGACCCTTTTTAGCCCACTTGAGGAATGCTCGAGCTTCGCTAGATACTGCCTTAGCCATATCAGCTGTGCCTAACCAGACTGGAGCTTGATCCATACCTAGCAGCCACATAGCAAAGAGTCTGTGGTGTCCATCTACAATTATGTTTTTCTCACCGTCGTCATATACAAGCGCATAGTTACGGTAAGGGGTTAGAGCTTGACCCATTGACTCAATATGATCAGCTACGTTAGAGCGATCAAGCTGAGTGTCTGTTCCGTATAGCTCTTTAAGATTAACCAGGGTTAGCTGAGCTTGCTCCCACACGTCAGGATTTACTGGATAGTCGCCGTCCTGGGTTACAACTACAGGCCAAGGTGAAGCTACTGTGTCAGCTAAATCTTCTGGGCTGTCAGAAGTAGGGTGATCTCCAGCTGCATTAGGCAAGATCTTGAGGCGTGATAGTCCAGCTTTAACCTCAGCTTTTGACGGTACGCCAGCTTTGAGTAGATCCTCTTCAACAAACTTGACATTACCTGGCTCAACTTTAGGCTGTGAGGTTTCAGTAGTAGGTTTTGTCTCACTGTTAGCTTTTTGCCCTGGAACGGCCTCTGTAGGCGCTGTAGGGGCAGGTTTATTTTCGACTGGTGCGATTGGATTAGTCTCAGCATTATCTACGCTTGGAGGCTGTCCTGTGGCTGTTGTAGCGTTAATTATGCCGTCTGGTGAGAAGATAAAGACAGATTGTCCAGCTACGAGCATAGGCTGATCAGCTGCAGGCGTATCTAATAATGGTAATCCAAGCTCTGAGCGACGCTCGTTGATTGTCCGAGTAGCTCCACGTAACTCAATATCAGCTCGTTTAGCTTCTGACTGATTATCGTGTCCTTCGGTGATCATAAACTTAAACTCAAGCTCGCGTGGCATACCGAGATAGCTGTAGCTAAGGTTTGTCAGCATTTTGCTTAGCCATACAACAAGTGGGCCTACGCCGATTTGTTCAGCGCTATCTTGCTCACCTTTTTGGTGTCCAGAGTTACCTAATCCACCGTGTCCAGAGAAGCCAATTTCAGTAGGCATAACCCCAAAGTGTCCGCAGATACTAGTAACGAGATACGTGTCTAATACTTCCTTAAACTTTTCGCCATATCCGTCAAATTGAACTGGATCAAAACCAGCTGGGAGCACACGAGCTCTCTTACGCTGTTCAGTCTGTCCAGCAAGATCGTCGTTTAGTGAGCTTTCAAGCTGGCGTAGAAGAATTGGGTCATTACCAAAATCAGGGTCTACCTTAAACATAAGCTCTGGCATTACGCCATCTGTGTATTCAGCTCTGAGCCATTGTTGTCTGCGTAGGTAAAGATCAGCTACAGGTAGGCAGCGCTCAACAGGTGAGTTTCCATACAAGCTCATAGCTCTACGGTTGCGAACTAAATAAGCAAGTTCGTCAGAAGTGAACTCTCCGTCAGCTTCTGGGTTATCGTTTTGAGCTGTAAACTCGCTGCGTGGGAAACCGTAAAGGATCTGTTGATAAGCAGCGTTAGGCGCCATAGGACGCATTCCGCGATCATCTAAAAGTGGCTTAATTGTTGATCCGTCTAATACTTGTAATCCGTAAAGATCTCCACCGACTGTACGTTGAGGCCATATAGCCCAGGCGTCTAATACCAGGATCTCTTCAAGTGAAACCATTAGCCAGTCAATAAAGGTATAGCCGTTAGATTTATCTGGGTTTTCCCAGAATGTACGACAACGGTAAATCTCATCTGCAAACTTGTCACGAGCTTTAGCCATAGCTCTTACGTGATCTCCACCGATTTCAGAAATAATTTTTTCTGAGGCGTCCTCAGCGATAGTAATATCCCATTCAATTCCTGTGATCTTTGACTTGAGCACTTCAATACAACGGCGAACTATGTCGATCTGTTCAGCTACGCCACGTAGAGTCTTAAAAGGTACGAGCTTCTGCTCTGTAGCTACGTTGATATTTTGAGCTACCTGGTATTCGTAACGGCGTGGATCAGCGCGTCCGTCAGCTCCTACTGGGTTAATAGCTCCAGGGGTAATTGGTAGACCTGGTGCAAAAGGTACATTTCCAAAACTAGGGTTACGTGGGAGAGGTTTAGAGGTGTAGCTATTGTTTTGAGAAGCTTGCTGCATTTGTTGTTCAGTCATAGCGACTGCTCCAGCTGGTAAGCCAGGTGCTGCTTTTTCAATTTGATCTGCTACTGCTTTTGCTAGACGGTCAATTAGACCCACGTGTCTCTCCTAAGTTAGCGCCCCTTAAATTACAGGCTAGGTGTAATGATAGCGGTTTGACACTTAGGACACACGTTCGTTCCCTTTGGTGATGGCATTCTGCAATTAGGACAGAAATCAACTTTGCTTGCTAAATACTGCATAGCTGGTGAAGCTGCAGATAATTCTGTAATGGCCCAAACTAAAGCGTCCATACGATCGGGAGAAATACCTGAGTCTGGAGTCCAGCTAACCATTTGATCTTCAAGCTGATCAAAACCTCCTACGTGGTGAACTTTGCCTTGTTCGTAAAGCGCAGATATTGGCTCAGCTCTTACTTGCTTACCTCGTGTAGCTGTCACTAACTTAATCGGCACTCTTGGATCTACGTGGTGAATAACAGATCCCACCATATCTCCACCATTGTTTTTTTCAGCCACTATGCGATTAGCTTTATATTCGTGATACAGCTCTACAGCTCTTCTAGCCCAGCTGTCAGGAGAAGCTCTTAGGGTGCCGTCGAATAACACGTAATACTGTCCGTCCATAGATACGCCAGCTACGATCATTCCTGTTTCGTCTGAGTCCTCGCCTGAGGTAACAGCTGGGTCAATAGCTACGCAGATCCTGGTCATATTAGGAGCTTCACTTACTCTGGCGTCGTCGATCATCTTGCGAGTCCATAATGCGCCCTCAATATCTTCTAGCAGCTCACCGTATAGCTCCTGGCGTCCTAACCTAGTGCCGTTATATCGCAGCTGCAGCTCGATTAGAGCTTGAGGAGCTAAATTAGCTGCGTTATCAAAAGTTGAGCCTCGAACTACTCTGACTGATCCGTCAGCTCTAGAGACTAAGTTGCGTACAAGAGCTACAGGCTTAGGTGTAGTTGTTACTACGGTACGTGGGTGATCTCCCAAGCGTAGGCCAAACTGCAGCTGGTCCCAGGTGTCTGTATATCTCCAGGAGCTGAGCTCGTCACACCAGGCGCCGTGAAATTGAGGCCCTCTGAGGCGATTAGGCTCGTCAGCTGAGAAGAGTCGTATCAAAGACCCATTACGCAGCTTTATATGCCCGTAGGTACGGTTATAGTCCTCTAAAACGTCATATTCACGCAGTATGCCAATAATCCCTGAGTTTCCCTCAGCGCAGACATCTCT